ATTAAGTTTGGAGTGCCGCTATGGTAAAACTGGTCAATCGTGCCAAGATGACAACCGCTACTACGGGTACTGGCACAATCACATTGGGTTCAGCGGTTGACGGTTTCCAGACTTTTGCCGCAGCAGGGGTGTCTAACGGAGAAACTGTTAGGTACTGTATAGAAGATGGTACAACTAACTTTGAGCTAGGTTCAGGTGTTTTTACAGCTTCAGGGACAACTCTTAGCAGGATTGTCTCTGAAAGTAGCAACAGTAATAACGCTATAAATCTTTCTGGAAGTGCTATTGTATTTATCACAGCGATAGCCGCAGATCTACAGCCTACAACTTTTACCACCACAGTTTTTACCGCGACAGCTAACCAAACAGCGTTTAGCGTTTCGTATACCGTTGGCTTTGTAGAAGTATTTTTAAACGGATCTAAACTTTCAGCAGCAGATTTTACGGCTACAAATGGTAGCTCAATTGTCCTTGCCTCTGGCGCAACGGTTGGTGATACCCTTGATGTTGTTGCATATGGGACACAAACGATAGCAAATGTTTATACGCAATCTCAATCAGATGCTCGATTCCTACAGTTAACAGGCGGAACGCTATCAGGAGATCTCTCTGGTACGACAAGTACGTTTAGTGGTGATGTAACGATTGCCGATAAGATTGTTCACAGTGGCGATACAAACACAGCGATACGTTTCCCTGCGGTTGATACAGTTACTATAGAAACGGATGGCAGCGAAAGATTTCGTGTTGACAGTAGTGGTGGTTTCTTTTTGGGCAAGACAAGTGCTGCTCTTGGAACCGCAGGTCTTCAAGCAACATCTGGTGGGGCGGTAGTTGGAATAACCAGAGATGGGGGAGCCTCTCTTAATCTAAACCGTCTTTCGTCTAATGGCGAAATTATGGGCTTTTTTAAGGACACCACGCAAGTAGGCAGTCTTGGTATTGAGTCCAGTGGTTTTGTTTTAGATGGAGAAGGAAGCCATGCAGGACTTAAAATGTTTGCATCAGCCATTGGCTCAAGACAAAACGGTAGTGATGTAGATGCTACTATTGATTTAGGTTTTTCGGGAGGACGTTTTAAAGACCTCTACCTCTCAGCTAATGTATATGCAAATGCTTTAGTTCATGATGGTGATACTAATACCAAAATAGAATTTCCTGCGGCAGATGAGATAGAATTTCATACAAATGGAGCCGCAAGATTACTTTTAAGTACCAATGTAACTACAGTAAACAATACGCTTGATATTGAGGAAGTAATCGAAAAAGTAACAGCTCAAACTTCTACAACTGGCACGATAAACTTTGATCTATCAGATCAAGCGATTGAAAACTACACGGTAAACCAAACGGCAAACCGAACAATTAACTTTCGTGCAGACAGTGGTACAGCTTTAAACAGCAAAATGTCTACAGGGCAGTCTATGACTGCTGCTATATTAATGCAGCAAGGCTCAACAGCTTACTACCTCAACGCTTATCAAGTAGATGGATCATCGGTCACACCTAAGTGGTCTGGTGGATCAGCACCTACAGGGGGCAACGCATCTAGTATTGATGCTTACTCATTCACGATTATCAAAACAGCAGATGCTACATTCACAGTGTTAGCATCAGTTACACAGTTCGCATAAGGAATAATATGGCTCCTTTACTTTCAACATTCGGTGCAGCTTCAGCTAGAAGTTTTGGTGGTGTTGGTGCAGCAGCAGGAGCATCAATTACATCTGTTGCCTTTGTAGCAAATCAAGAGATTGACACAATACATGCTATTGACGTAAGTGATCCAGATAATCCAGTAGAACTTAGTACAATTAGTGGCGGCACATATAATGGGGTTTCTGGAATTGCAGCAGATCAGACTAACAAAAGAATATATTTTTGTACAAGAAACACAACAAGGCGTGTTGGTGTTATAGATGTATCCAATCCTAAAAGTATGTCTTTAGGTAGCACACTTAATGTAGGTTCGGAACCTTTGTTTACTTGTGATATTGATGTCACAAATAGTAGGCTTTGGGTTGGAAGTGAAACGACAATTTATGCAATAGATGTATCTAATCAAAGTAGTTTTAGTCTTCTTGGAAGCAGAGGTGGAGGTGCAAGTAATGGAACCAGTGTTCAGGTTGCTGTTGAGCCAGTAACAGGATATGTTTATGCAAACGCTACAGGTAGCCCAAGTAAGATACAACTACTAAAATGGAATGGATCATCCGTTGATGATAGGCAAGATCAAAGTTTTTCTGGGGGGTGGACTGGGCTTGGCATTGCACCTAGCAGTAATGGAGATTTAGTTTATATGGGTACTGCAAATTCGGCTTCGGAAAACGTACAATTTTTTGATGGATATTCTTCTGGAACATATACAGATCAATTTTCTTCAGCAGGTACTTTTAGTAAGTCTGGAAGTTTAGATGGTGTTAGATTAGTCGTATTCCATAGAAACAGGGGTGGATCAACCTTAGATTATGCATACGCAATGAGTCAAGCAAACTCTCATAAACTTGTAACAATTAGCACAAGTAATATTAATAATCCTACCTATGTAAGACAAACAACTGGTGGAACTACTTATTTAAACCAACCTCAATATGGTGTTTTAGATGAAACAAATAGTAAAATGTATGTTACTAATTACGATAGCAGTGGGGCTTATATGAGTGTTGTTAACGTAGCCTCAAATGCACAGTTTAGAACCAAACATGTTTTAAGTGGCAGTGGCACTGATCCAGGAGAAGTTAAAGTTATAAACTACGATCCACCTGTGTAAGAAAGGTTAAGAAATGACTAGAGCAAGAGACTTAGGAGACTTCATAGCAGATGGCGCTGCGGCGGAGCTTGTCGTAGATACAACCACGCTCGTAGTCGATAGCACCAACAATCGAGTCGGTATAGGAACCGCGAGTCCTGCAACTGCTCTTGATGTGGTTGGCAACGCAACAATTACTGTTGCTGATAACTCTGACGCTCTTACGATAGTGAGCACAGATGCAGATGCAAGTGTTGGCCCAGTTCTAAATCTTTATAGAAATTCTGCAAGCCCTGCTGATAATGACGTATTAGGACGTATTATCTTTAAAGGAGAGGATGATGCGGGTAATGCCGCTACTTTTGCTAGAATAGAAGCTATAGCAACAGATGTTAGTAATGGCAGTGAAGATGGCAGAATAGATTTTCTTACTGCAAAAGATGATGCGTTTAATGTCGCTCTTAGTGTATCTGGTAATTCAGCCCTAGCTAAAAGGGCAAGAAGCAATACGGCAGGTGATGCGGCACTTACAATATCTCCAAGCGACACAGTTGTTTCTTATGGTTTTAGGGTAGATAGCTCAAATAATAATTTGAATCTAGACCGTGTAGATAACACTACCCATTTGATGACATTTGACGCATCAGGTAACTTTATAATTGGAGAAACCTCAACTATTAATGGTGGTAATCTTAACGTTGCAACAAGCGCAGCAGATGCAACAATTAGTGCGTTATGCCGATCAACTACAGATAGTCATGGCGTTACTGTAGTTCTTCAAAAGTCTTCTACAAATAGTGGGAACTTTGCTGCCACTGCTGATGGAGAAAACTTAGGTAAAATATTATTCAGAGGTGTAAACACTAGCACAGTTTCTAAAGTAGGTGCTCAAATATCAGTTGTTCAGAATGGGACTGACTCGTCAACTGTACCTGCTGATATGGTTTTTACTACTAAAGAAGCAGAACGTTTCCGTATGGGTTCATTAGGTCAGCTTGGCATTGGCGGTGCAACCTACGGTACATCAGGTCAGGTTCTAACATCTGGTGGAGCTAGTGCTGCACCTACTTGGGCTGATGCTAGTTCTGGTGGAATGACACAAATTACCAGTGGAACAATAGGAACAAATGCTCAATATGATTTTTCTTTAGGTTCAAATTGGTGGAATACTTATAAATATATTAAAATAATTTATCTTTCAACATTTCAATCAGGTGATCCGCCTTCTGGTACTACTTATTGTAGGTTTAGGTTAAATAGTGTAACCTCATCAATTTACGTATATGCGGGACAGAAAGGCACTTCTAATCAAGGTTCAACTCAGAATGCAGGTCGTCTCACTGCGGCTAGTCCTCAAGATAATCATCCTGTTTTTATTCAAGCAGAAATATTTACAGATGGGACGCACACTTATGTTTCTTCTCGTTCTGGTTCTGGACAACAAAATGGTGCGGGTTTTGTAGAAAATCTTATACCAAATCAAACTCCAACAACTTTCAATATTGTTCAAAGTGATTATGGTTCAGAAAGATATAGATTTGAAGGTACAATAACATTTTATGGGGTTAACTGATGACTGATATATCCGCCGCTGATTTTAACGCTGAAGAAAGAAGAGAAACTAGAAATAGTCTTTTGGCTGAAAGCGATTGGACACAAATGCCAGATAGCCCATTAACCGATGCACAAAAAGCGTCTTGGGCAATCTATAGGCAATCACTTCGTGACTTGTCTGATCACGAAAACTGGCCTTTTCTTTTGAATACTGATTGGCCTGCTAAACCATCTTAGGGAGAGAAAGATGACAGAAAATAAAACAAATATTGTTTCTATAAACGGAACAGACCATGATATAGATACTTTTAGTGATGAACAAAAAGGTATAATCAATCAACTTCGTTTGTGCCAAACTAAAATAGCACAGATAAAAGCGGAGTTAAATATTGTAGAGGTATCTCAGCAAGCCTACACAGATGCTTTGATACAGTCTGTTGAGACAGGTACAGAGAAAAAAGAAGCCTCTTAATTCAGGAGTAGCCTAAATGTTTTTTGGCGCAACATCTATAGCTCAAGTACCGATAGGTGATGATGCGTCCGTTACTCGTATTCTTGTTACTGGCGTTGGAGCAACAGGTACATTAGGCACAGTCTCTCTTGTTACGGACAACAACCTTAATGCTACAGGACTAGCAGGTACAGGTGCAGTTGGATCAGTAGCCGTTGGAGTTGGTGGTGGTATTGCCATTCCAGTAGGCAGTTTGACAGCGACTGGTTCTACGAGTGATGTAACTGCCATAACAAATGTTGTGGTAAATCTTACAGGTCTAGCAGCGACTGGAGGAGTTACAGTTCCAACCATTACAGGTACGGCGCTAGTAAATCTCCCGACGATCTCTGCTTTGGCATCTGCGCTTGGCACGGTAACAGTAAATGCCAGTGCAGTTGCTACTGTGACAGGGCTTGAGGCTAGTGGTAACATACATCAAGTTACCGTAATCGGTGATGCGATTGTGCCTGAAACAGGTCTAGCTGCCACTGCAAGTGTCGGTGGAGTAACACAAAGAACAACAGCCGTTATACCTGCTGCATCTTTAGCCGCCACGGGTGCCGTTGGAACGGTTACAGTCACAGGCGGATCTTCTGTTACAGTCGGAGGAGTTGCGGGTAGCGGAGAAGTAGGAAGTGTGTTAGTTTGGAGTAGAATACTTCCAGAAGAAGACACAATCTGGACACAAATAGTAGCTGCGTAGGAAAAAACATGCCAAGTACATATGCAACAAATAGTGGTATAGAGCTTATAAGAAACGGCGAACAGTCGGGTACATGGGGTACAACCACTAATACAAACCTAAACATAGTTGACCGTCTTACCAACGGCGTTGGAACGATAAACCTGGGGTCTTCGGGGTCTTCGCATACTCTTACAACAAGTGACGGTGCATTGTCAGATGGTCAGTTTAAAACACTGGTATTATCTGGAGCAACCCAAGCTTGTACGATTACAATAGCTCCCAATGACGGTCAGCATATATACTTTGTGGTAAACGGATCAGGTCAAGCTTGTACGTTTAGTCAAGGATCAGGTGCAAACGTAACTGTAGCAAACGGTGACAACGCCATAATCTATGCTGATGGTGCAGGTTCAGGTGCAGCAGTTGTAGACATTACAGCCAACCTTGGCATGAGCAGCGTAAACATCACAGGTGGCTCTATAACAGGAATTACTGACTTAGCGATTACAGACGGCGGCACAGGGGGCGGTTCTGCTGCGGCTGCTCGAACAAACCTTGGTGTTGCTATAGGGTCAGATGTTCTTGCCTATGATGCAAACTTACAAGCTTTTGTTACTGCTCTTACTTTACCAACCTCAGATGGTAGTGCGAATAGAGCTTTGACTACAAACGGATCAGGAACTATAGGATATTCTAACCTCGCACCTAACACATCAATAGCCCTCAGTATTATTCTGGGATAGGAGATAGACATGGCAGAGCCAAACATTGCAGCATTAACCACGATGACAGGTAAGGTTAACGTAACTAGCCTGACAACAACATCAGCAACATCGATCCTTAACAATGCCGGATCTAACAATAAAGTTCTCAAAGTTAATCTTGTGCGTTTGGTCAATGTAGATGGTAGCGCAGCAAGAACTTGTACTGTTAGCTATCACAATGCTACTAACGCAGGGGGCACAGCTACAGAGCTTGTTCAGCTTAAATCAGTAAACAATAATGATTTCTTTGACGTAGTAACAAAAGACGCTCCTATTTATTTAGAAGAGAATGGAAGTACGGGTACTTCATTAAGTGCTACAGCGGGAACAGCAAACGATTTTAAAGTTATAGTGTCTTATGAAGAGATCAGTTAATGCCTCTATCAAAACTACAATTCAAACCCGGAGTAAACCGTGAGATAACCGCCTACTCTAATGAAGGCGGTTGGTTTGATATTGATAACGTTAGATTTCAAAAGGGCTATCCTGAAAAGATAGGGGGTTGGCAGAAAAGATCTACAAACTCATTTCTTGGTACTTGTCGTGCATTACACCCTTGGGTTTCCTTAGATCGGGATCAATATGTAGGAGTGGGTACAAACCTCAAATACTATATTGATGAAGGTGGTTTTTATAATGATGTAACCCCTTTACGACTTACGACTTCAGCAGGGGCTGTTACCTTTGCTGCAACTAACGGATCATCTGAATTAACTGTATCTCACACAAATCACGGCGCAGTTGTAAACGACTTTGTAACATACTCTGGAGCAGCCAGTCTTGGTGGCTTGATTACTGCTACTGTTTTAAATCAAGAGTATTATGTAACAGAAGTCGTAAACACAGGAAGTTATAAGATTAAAGCTAGGGCAGCGGGTACATCCATATCTGACATTACCTACGAGGGGCAACTTAATCCAAGTTTTGTTGCAGCTAATGGGTCTGATACAGGCAACGGCGGTAGTTCTGTTGTTGGTAAATACCAGATCAACACAGGCTTAGATATTGGTGTGTCAGGCGCAGGATGGGGTGCAGGGACTTGGTCGCGAGGGACTTGGGGTTCTGCTTCTTCAGAATCAATCGTTACAAATAGTCTTCGTCTTTGGTCCCATGATAACTTTGGTGAAGACCTTATTATGAACGTTAGGGATGGGGGCATTTACTATTGGGATGAAACAAACACATTGTCCACAAGAGGCGTTGATATTACGACGTTAGTTGGATCTACAAATGCCCCGACAGTTGCGAAACAAGTATTAGTATCAGACCGAGATCGACACATCATAGCATTTGGTTGTGACACAGAGGCTAATCCAGGTGTCCAAGATCCGTTGGCTATACGGTTTTCTTCTCAAGAATCTCTTACAGATTGGGCTTCTTTAGCTACCAATACCGCAGGAGAGTTGCGTCTAGGTTCTGGATCTGAGATCGTAACGGCTCTCGAAACAAGACAACAGATATTAGTTTTTACAGACACAACTCTTTATTCAATGCAGTTTTTAGGACCACCGTTTACCTTTGGTGTAAACTCTTTGTCTGAAAACATAACCGTTGCAGGCCCAAATGCAGCTATAGCGGTAGACGATAATGTTTTCTGGATGGGTAGAGCAGAGTTTTATGTGTACAGCGGAGCCGTTCAAAGATTGCCTTGTATGGTCAGAGATTTTGTTTTTTCTGATATAAACGAAGAGCAGTTAGAAAAAATAAACGCGGCTCTTAATACAGAGCACTCAGAGATTTGGTGGTATTACCCTTCTGCAAATAGCACTGAGGTAAATAGATATGTCGTTTATAATTACTTAGAACAGGTTTGGTACTATGGCTCTTTTGGTAGAACTGCATGGATTGACAGGGGCATTTTTGATTTCCCTTTTGCAGCAAACGCTGACGGTTATATTTATGAGCATGAAATCGGATTTGACGATGGTACAACTAATCCAACCACACCAATTAATGCCTTCATACAGTCTAGCCCTATAGATATAGGGGACGGAGAGCAGTTTATGTTGCTGCGTAAGATGATACCTGACGTGGATTTTAGAGACTCTACTGCTATCCTTCCCGATGTAAACATAATCTTGGACGTAAAAAATGCGCCTGATGGAACTTATTCTAAAACAGAGACAGATACCTTTGTGAAAACACAAGCCGCCGCGGTAGGTGCAAGAACAGAACAATTATACTTCAGGCTGCGTGGCAGACAAATGAGATTTAAGATAGAGTCCGAAGATCTTGGCGTTACATGGAGATTAGGTTCTCCTCGCTTAGATATAAGACCTGATGGGAGGCGTTAGTGTCTAGACGTTTATCCCGTCCGTATTTTCCTATCCCGCCGGATCAATACCAAAGAACGTATTTTAGCGAAGTCATTCGGGCGTTTTCTGTGTTTTTGGAACAAATTCAAAATCCTGGGGATGTTAGGGCAACAGAGATAACTATCACTAATTTGCCCACAGATGACAGTGGACTTGAAACTGGGACTTTATTTCAGCATGATGGTTATGTTAGAGTACCTTTAACCCACTCTGCTTTTCTTCGTGGATCCCAAGGCACTGGAACAGTAGGGTCAGTAACGGTGAGTACAACATGAGCGATGATGAACATATTATAGTAATAGGGGATGGCTCTAAATTTCGACCATCCACTTCAGTAGATAGGTTGCAGTGCCATCACTGTGATAATGTGGTAGACACTCCTGAAGAGGTTGCTTCTTACCCAGACGGAACTTGCCCTAACTGTGGAAAGTCTTGGACAGGAGAGACAAAACGGCATACTGCAATAACGGTAACTGCCCCCGAAGCAATCTCAGGAGAAGCCTAATGCAGCAGTATGAAACAATAACAATGCCCGATGCAGGTATCGGAACGTTTCTTACGTCTAATATAGATGAGATTGATGACAACGAACTAATGTTTGGTAAAGCAGGCGGCATCAACTCTATGAAAGAAGTTGCAGACCGCATGGCTGCAATGGGCAACGGCACGGACACTTATATTATTCATGCGTCTGAAAAAGAAATTATGTTGCCGCGAGAGGTTGCGGAAAGAAATCCTGAACTTGTTGGTCAAATAAAGCAGGCTATTGCTTCAGAGGGCGCGGACCCCGAAGCTTATGTTGTGGGTTCTGCTAGTAACTCTATTAACCCGATGACGGGGCAGCGTGAGTTTTTATTTAAAAAATTAGTGGGAAAAATAAAAAACGTATTTAAAAAAGCCGCTAAGATTATATTGCCTGTTGCAATAAATTTTATTGCTCCTGGGTTAGGCACTGTTGCCTCTGCCGCAATAGGCGCAGGTATTGGTGGCTTAATACAGGGAGAAAGTTTAGGGGATGCTTTAAAAAGCGCAGCACTTGGGGGCATTACTGCGGGTGTTGCTTCTGGAGTTTCTGGTGCTTTAGGTTCTATTGGAACAGAGCAAACACTTGGTCAGGGTTTTATGACAGGGTTGAAAGGTGGCTTGCCTGCTTCTTACAGTGGTTCAGGATTAGAAGGTGCCTTTCCTAGTTATGCAAAGGGTGATTTTGCACTGAGAGAAGCAGGCGATCCAATGTTTATGGGAACAGGTTTTGCGGGCACCCAAGGGTATACAGATTTAGTCGCAAAGCAAATAAAATCGACGCAAGCTCTGGCAAAACCTTTTGATTTAACGGCTGAGTATCAAAAAAATATTGCTCAAGGGATTCCCTCAACAGAAGCTATGGCTTTGGCTAAAAATTCTCAAAATATTGCAAATGCAGCGGCAGGCGCAGGAAGTGGAAGTTTGCTGAAAAAAGCCTTATTATACGGAGGGCTTGGGCTTAGTGCAGCAGGGGCTGCGGGAGCGTTTGATCCCATTCCCGCAGAAGACATTGACCTTACTGATTTGGGAATAAACGTCGGTGGTGATGGATCAGCAGACGGTACAGGCGATTTGTCCACTAATCCTTTGGCCTCTTCAACAGATGTGTACAATCAAAATC